CTAACGACATCGCTGACGTAGCCAACGGGCTGTGGCCACGGTCAACCCGAGGCGACTCGACCCATCTGAGTAACGCGATCGGCCTGCCGGTCTTTGTGGACCTGATCTACGACAAGCTCGTCGCCAACAAATGGCTGCCGGCCTAACCACCCACACCCTCATCTAATCTGTGGGTGTTTGCCGCCGCTTCGCCTCTGTGCTAGACCGTTGCAAACGGAGACCGAACAGCGATGCCATCCGGCCTCACCAAGACCCAAGTTGCAAACCTGGCGCTCGACCTGATCCGGTCGAGCCCGCTGGTCAGCTTCGACGATCCGACGAGCCCCGAGGGTCGCTGGGTCAGCCGCAACTTCGATCACGCCGCACACACCCTGATGCGCGCCTACCCGTGGAATTTCGCCAAGGAGTTCCGCACCATCCCGGCCGACGCCACCGCCCCCGCCTTCAAGTGGTCCTACGCCTACAGTCTGCCGGCCGGCTGGGCGCGCGTGCTGCCGGTCAGCCGCTACGGCGCCCGCTACGGCGAGCTCGTCCCGCACGAGATCGTCGGCGACAAGGTTTACTCCAACGAGCCAGCGCCGCTCTACTGCATCCTGATCATGGACAAGTCGAGCAACCCCGGCGCGTGGGATGATCTGTTCGTCGAGATGATGCGCTGCACGCTGGCGCTCGGCATGGCGAACAAGTTCACCGGCAAGGCCAAGACCATCGAGCTCGCCAGCCAGTTGCTCGCCCAGGCGACCGCCAAGGCCGAGGAGATCGATGCGTTCGAGGGGACGCCCGAGCCCGCCGAGGCCTTCGACATCATCCGCGTTCGCGGTGGAGATGACTATAGCCTGTCGCGGAGGTGGTAATTGGCAACGCCAATTCAGCTCAACTTCACCCGAGGCGAGCTAACCCCTTACATTCACGCACGAATTGACCTCGACCATTACCGGGCGGGGCTCGCCCTGATGTCGAACTGGGTGCCGCTGCGCTACGGTGGCATGACGCGCATGCCCGGCTCGCTGTTCTACGGCGAGACCAAGACCAGCGCCAAGCGCGCCCGCTTCATCCCTTTCCAGTTCAACCGCGCCCAGCGCTACGCGATCGAGGTGGGCGAGACCTACTTCCGTTTCTGGATACCGGCCGGCCGCATCGAGAGCCCGCCCGGCACGCCGGTCGAGGTGGTTACGCCTTACCTCGAGGCTGACCTGAAATACATCCAGGTGCGCCAAGCCGGCGACCTGGTGTTCATCACCTGCCGCGGCTACTGGCCGCGTGTACTGACGCGCGTCAGCGAAACCAGCTGGACGCTCGCTCTCTACGTGCCGATCAACGGCCCATACGGGCCTACCAACGTCACCAGCACCACGCTGACGCCGGCGTCGACCGGCGGCATCACGCCGGATATGACCAGCAACACGCTACCGAGCGGCACCGCCGCGAACAGCGTGGCAGGCGCGAACGCCTATCAGGCCTTCGACCGAGACGTGACCGCCGGCACGGTGCTGACCGGCGCGACTTCTGGCTGGCTGTCCTATGATTTCGCCGGTACGGCGACCAAAGTCGCCGATGCCTACTGGCTGGCGGCCAGCCGCAACCTGTTCCAAAACATGCCGACTAACTGGACCTTCGAGGGCTGGACCGGCTCGGCGTGGGTGGTGCTCGACACGCGCATCAACGAGGTAGCATGGGGCGCCGCCGAGCGGCGCTATTTCGAGTTCCCTAACCAGACAGCTTACCAGAGCTACCGCATCAACTGGACCGCGGTAGACGGCGGCGCCGACACCACGATCGACGAGCTGGTCATCCACGAGAGCGGCGACACGCAGACCGCTTTCAACCTGACGGCGTCGGCGATCACTGGCATCAACAACAACACCGGCTTCCAGACTACCGACGTCGGCCGCACCATTCGCCTGCTCGGCGCCGATGGCATCTGGCGCTGGGCGCGCATCATCGCGCGCACCTCGACGACCGTCGTCACCATCCGCCTCTACGGGCACGCGCTGCTCGACCTGTCGCCGATCAGCATCTGGGCAATGGACGCTTTCTCGGTGCTCGAGGGCTACCCCGCGGTGATCGGCCAGTATGAGGAGCGCCTGCTGCTGGCGCGTACCTCGGAGGAGCCGACCACGATCTGGGGCACGGTGGCGCAGGACAGCGACTTCGACGACTTCTCGACGTCCTCGCCGCTCGTCGACGACGACGCCTTCACGGCCAAACTGACTGGCGGGCTAAGCGCCATCCAGTGGCTGGCCGACGGCCCCGACATCATCATCGGCACCGAGGGTGCGCTCAAGGTGCTCGGCCGCAACGATCAGAACGCCGCGTTCGGCCCGCTCAACCTGCGCCAGCGGCCGCAGACCGAGGTGCCGACTAGCTATGTGCCGGGTTTCTTCATCGAGAACGTGCTGGTCTTCCTGAACGACTACCGGACGCAGCTCTACGAGGCGCTCTATACCAACGAGGCGCAGGGTTATTCGGCCGCCGAAATCAGCGGCCTGAACGAGCACCTGCTAGGCCTCGGCATCACCTCGGTCGCCTACCAGAAGTCGCCGCACAAGATCATCTGGATGACCACCGACAACGGCCTGCTGCTGGCGGCCACCTACGACCGCAGCCAGGAAGTGTTCGGCGTCAGCCGTTGCGATCTTGGTGACGGCGCGGTCGCCGAATGGGCGATGTCGCTGCCGGGCGAGACGGTCGACGGCGACGACGTGTGGTTGATCGTGCAGCGCACGCAGGGCGGCGCCCTGGTGCGCAATGTCGAGAAGCTGAGCGCCTTCTACCGCGCAGGCTACAGCGCCCAGGAGTTCCCCGTCTACGCCCACTGCGCCGGCTACTACAGCGGTACTGCCACCAGTACCGTGTCGGGGCTTGGCGACTACGAAGGCGATACGCTGGGCATCTGGGCCGATGGCGTCGATCTCGGCGACGCCGTGGTCGAGGCCGGGAACCTGCTGCTTCCAAACGACATCGAGGCCGAGGTGATCGTCTTCGGCTACCGCATTTCCAGCCGGGCCGTGACCCTGCGCCCGGCCGAGTTCGGCACAGGCGAACCGGGCCTCGGCAAGCCGGTTATCGGGGCTCAGGCGATCCTCGATCTTTACCAGACACCGTTCCTGCGCGTCGGCGCCGGTGTGAAGACGCCCGACGACTACGATAACGGGCTCGACATCATGCGCCGCGACGACTGGACCGAGAGCGACCCATTTGTCGCAGAGGTACTGGACCAGCGTACCGGAGCAGTACCGATGAACATCGACGCGGGCTGGTCAGACGGCGGCGTTTGTACTATTGAAACAAACAGCATGCATCCCGCCACTGTTCGGGCGATCCTGACCTACCTGGAAGGCGAAGACTGATGTGCACTCCTGTCGCCCTTGGCGTAGCAGCAATCGGCGGCGGCGTCCTGTCAGGCATTGGGCAGTGGAACCAGCACAACACCAACGCCACCAACTACACCATGCAGGCCAACGGCCTGCAGCGCGACATCGACGCCGAGAAGCAGGCCAGCGCCTACGAGATCGCCGCGACCCGCACCACGGTGCAGAAGACCCTCGGCAGCGCCCGGGCCGGCTACGCCGCGAACGGGCTGGCGCTGAGCGGCAGCGCCGCCCAGGTGCTGGACGACAGCGCCATCGAAGGCGAGCTCGACATCGCCGCCATCCGTTGGAACAGCGATGTCAAGGTCGGCAACCTGAAGTACCAGCAGAAAGTGGCGCGCACCAACGCCAGATCGGAGCGGCAAGCCGGTCCGCTGGCCTTCTTCGGCTCGGTATTCGGCGCAGCGGGGAGCGCAAACTTTGGCTAGAATTACCACCTACGAGGCGCAGCGGAACCTCGTTCCCGGCAGCACGCCCAATGCACAGCTGGTCAACCCTGTTGCCGACGAGATGGTCAACATCGGCCGCCAGGTGACGCAGGTCGCCAACGCGCTGAGCGAGCGGCAGCAGCAGAAAGAAAACTTCAAGGTCGAGAACGACTACCGTCGGCTGCAGCTCGAGCTGCAGTCCGAGATGGAGGCCAAGGCCGCCGAGATGGAGCCCGACGGCGCGGGCTTCCACGACAAGTTCGTCACCGAGACCTTCAAGCCGAAGCGCGACCAGTTCCTCACCGACGTGCCAGAGCGGCTGCGGCCGAAGTTCGAGACGCTGTTGTCCGACGATGGCGGTGCCGACGCGACCGAGTGGTCGATCAAGGCGGCCACCGCCGAGCGCGACCAGAACTACACCTACCAGCGCGACGAGATCAAACTGGCGGCCGACCAGACGGCAGTCGCCATCTCGATGCAGCCCGAGGCCTATGACAGCCTGAAGTCGCAGGGCGACGCCCTGATCGACGCGTCGAGCCTGCCCAAGCCCGAGAAGGACAAGCTGAAGCGCGACTGGGAGAATACCGCCCAGGTGGCGATGCTCAACCAGCTGCTCGAAACCGACCCCTCCGGCGTGTTCCGCGAGCTCGGCTACGATCCGCGCCAGCTCAGCCCGACCACCCAGTTCGAGATGATCAGCCGCGCCGTGCAGTGGCAGGAGAGCGCCGACAACCCGAACGCCATCTCAGGCAAGGGGGCGACCGGCCTGATGCAGGTGATGCCGGCGACGGCGCGCGAGATCGCCGCGCAGATCGGCGACACCAATTTCCCGGCCGGCGAGAACGACACCGTCGTGCAGGCCTACCTGACGAACCCCTACGTCAACAAGCAGTACGGCGAGTTTTACCTCAAGCAGCAGCTGCGCACCTTCGCCGGTACGCGTGATCCGCTCGAGGCGGCACTCGTTGCCTACAACGCCGGGCCGAGCGTCGCGAAGAAGTGGGTCGAGAGCGGCTACGACGACAAGCTGCTGCCCAAGGAGACGCGCGACTACAAGACGAACATCATGGCGTCGATCAAGGCGTCGCCGGTCAAGGGCGACCCGTCGAGCGTCAGCTTTGTCGGCGATGTGTCGGACACCAGCCCCGACCTGCAGAAGCGCCTGAAGGACGCCTTCGCCACTGTCGGCTTGACCACGGTTAAGATCAATTCCGGGCACCGCAGCGAAGCCGAGAACAAGGCGGCCGGCGGCGCTGAGGAAAGCCAGCACCTCGGCGGCAACGCCATGGACATCGACGTATCTGGGATGAAGATCAGCGAGCGCGTCGAGCTGATCAAGGCCTTGAGCAACGCAGGCATTACCGGCATCGGCGTCGGCGCGAATATCATTCACGCCGATCTCGGTGGGCGCCGTGCGTGGGGCTACGCCACCAGCGCCGGCGGTGGCGAGGTGCCGGCGTGGGCGAAGCCCGTCATCGGCCAGCACCTCAACGGCACGACGCCGCCGCCCCGCGCAGTCAACCAGCGCTACGCCTCGCTGCCTTACGATATGCGGCAGAGCTTTACGGCCAAGGCCGACCAGCTGATTACCAAGAACGCTGCCGTCACCAACCAGTCTTCGGCGACGCAGAAGGTAGAGGTGCGGCGCGGCATGGAGAACGAGCTCGCCCTGATCCGCACGACAGGGCAGGGCAGCGGCACCTTCGACAGCACCAACGTCTCGACCATCCTCGGCGAGGACGACTACGTCACGTTCGAGCGCAAGCGCGATGTGGCGCAACGGACCTTCACTGCGACCAGCGGCATTTCGACCATGATGCCCGAGGACATGGAGACCCGCTTCCTCGAATACGCGCCCGACCCGGCCGCACCTGACTTCGCCGATCAGCAGGCGGTGCAGGCCGCAGTGCAGAAAGAGATCGACCGGGTGACGCGCCTACGCGCTACCAGCCCCGATCTCGCTGCGCTGGAGTTCCCCGAAGTCAAGGGCGTCTACCAGAAACTGCAGGAGCAGCTCAGTGCCGGCGATGCCCAGCCCGCCGCGGTGCAGGACTTCGTCTCGTCGATGCTCGATACGCAGGGGCAGCTCGGCATCGCGCCGCAGGCGCGCGCGCCGGTGCCGAGCGAGTGGGCGATACAGATCGGCAAGTCGCTGACCCGGGTGCCGGAGATAGCAGGCAAGAACGCTGCCGATGTCCGTGTCGCCATCCAGGCGCAGTACCAGGAGCTGCAGAAGTATTTCGGCGACTACACCGACGAGGTGATTGTCTACGCGCTCAGCGAGTTCAAGGGCCTCAGCAAGCCGACGGCCGATCTTATCGGCGGCTACATGCAGGCGATCTCGGTGGGCGGTGATCCGTTCCGCACACGGCAGCTCGACCAGGCGATCGACAGCGACCAGGTCGAGGGCTTCGGCAAACCGCGTATCGGCTTTGGGGGCTCGCTTTTCGACCCGTTCGGCCTTAATGCTGGAGCCGCAGACGAGGCGGAACCGACCGCCGAGGAGATGCTGCGCAGCACTGAAACCGTCGAGGAATAATGGCCGGTCTTTTTCAGCCGAAGCGCGTGCAGGTTCCGGGGCTTCTGTCGGATGAAGGGCTTGCGGTCGCGCTCAAGAACCTGAGCGACACGACCAAGCAGGGGGCCGAAGCCGCGCCGCCCAACACCTCGGCGATCGAGGCCGCCAACAGGATTACCACCGAGGCGTTGAAGCCCGAGCCGGGCTTGCGCTCGGTGCAGTCGCGTATCCCAGGGCAGGAGCTCAGCCTCAGCCCCGAGAAGCGCTCGGAAGGCATCGGCCAGAGCATCGCCGACTATGTCGGCTCGACCGCTATCGGGCAAGGCGCTGCCGCCATTGCGCAGGCAGGCATGCTGAACCCCGAGCAGCAGGCCGAAGAACAGAAGAAAATCATTGAGGAAGCCGAGGCAGCCGGCAAGGCCGTCACCGACACCGCTGCGTTGCGCGACGACATCGCCGAGATCGTCGACCGCGGGCGCACCGGCGAAGGCCTGATGGCGAGCCAGGAGGAACTGGCCGCCATCCGCGCCGGGCAATCGGCGCAGGAAGCCAGCAAGGCGACCGCTTTCCTCAAGGAAGCCGAGAGCACCAAGCCCACGCAGCAGTGGTGGCTGAACGCCGCGCAGGTCGGCGCGCGCTCGGCAATCCAGATGGGCTCCAGCGCGCTGCGCTACCCGGCCGACGTATGGGACACCCTCGACGCCATCGAGAAGGGCAGCGACACAGTCAAGAAGTCCGAGGTGAGCGTCTGGCTGGACGGCGTCGACAAGGCGCTGACCAAGCTGCTGCCCGGCGACAAGGCGCGCTCGAAACAGTTCGTCACCGAGCTGTCGGCCGGCGCCGGTTCGATGGTCGGCTTCATGGTCACCGGCTGGGCCGGCCGCACCATCGGCCTGCCGGCGGCGCTCACCACAGGCACGCTGGGCGCGGCGGTCGAGGGTGACAGCCTCTACCAGGAGGCCGATACCTTCGGCGCCACCGCGACGCAGAAGCTGATCGCGCTGTTCGCCGGCTCGGCGCTGGGCACGACCGAGGCGATCTCGATCGACCGCGCTTTCATGCGCGCCGACGTCGCCACCGGCGGCATGATCCGGCAGCTGCTCGCCAACACGACGAGCACCTCGCTCGAGGAGTTCATCCAGGAGGCGAGCCAGACGCTGGGCGAGGACATCATCGCCAAGTATGGCGCGGCCTACGACCCGAACCGCGAGATCAACGTCGACGACATCATGCGCGCCGGCGTCATCGGCGCGATCACGGGCGGCACGGTGGGCGGTGTCACGACGCTGCTGTCGGGCGGGCAGGAAGTCGACCCCGTCGCGATGGACGAGGCCCAGATCACGGAGGCAGTCGATGCAGCCCTCGCACAGGAAAGCCAGCGTTTCGCCTCCATCATCGGAAACGAGCTTGACGGCGAAGGAGAGGTGGCGGCGCCGACACAAGGAGCGGGCGGCGAAGCGTCTGCTGGAGGCCAAACTGCGACGGCTGGGCCTGATCCAGTAAGGGGCGACGCGGTCCAGCAGATCGTCGAGAACCAGGCGGCGTTCCACGGTACGCCGCACAAGTTCGACAAGTTCTCGATGGAGAAGATCGGCACGGGCGAGGGCGCGCAGGCGTTCGGTCACGGGCTGTACTTCGCCGGCAACAAAGGCACGGCTGAGTTCTACCGTGACGCGTTGGCAAAGCCGGAGGTGACGTTCGATGGCAAAACTTACAACGGTGCTATCGACGTCATAGAGAACAAGCCGACGGCGCAGAGCTACGCTCTGTCGACGATCTCGAACTACGGCTCGATCGACAAGGCTGTCAACATCCTGCAGAGCAGTCAGAAGGGCGACACTACCCCGCGTGGCGACCGCTACCGTGAGGCGGTCCAGTGGATCGAGGCGAACCGCGACAAGATCGAAGTCGCCAAAGCGGGAGCACTATACCAGGTCGACATCCCCGACGACGCCGAACTACTCGACTGGGACGCGCCGCTGAGCGCGCAGCCGGAGGGCGTGCGAGAGAAAGTCGAGGCCGCGATTGATAGTCTTGGAGGCGAGATCAGCTTCCAGGCTGTGGAAGATGTGCTCGAACAAGACCCTCGCGCGGCCTCGTATGGCGACTACCACCGGGCGCTGACAGATCAGCTGGAAGCGGACCCCGCGGCGCTGTCTCGCGCATTGCTCGCTGCTGGCGTTCCCGGCCTCCGCTACCTCGACGCCGGTAGCCGCACCGCCGGCGACGGCACGCGCAACTACGTCATCTTCGACGACAGTCGCATCACAATCACCAATGTCGAAAGCCAGCAGGCCGACCTCGTCACCCCCGACACGATGGTCGCCGCAGCGGACCCGACGCCCAACCTCGACCCGCTGCCCGGCGCGACCGGCAAGCCCGATCCGAAGGCCGTGCAAGCAGTGATGGCCTACGCCGCCGCGAGCGGGCTGCCGATCACCCGGCAGACAAAAATCGAGCTCTCGCCTTTCGTTCTTCGCGACGTGCAGGTAGGCGCCCTTAACGGGCTGACACGCGCGCAAACGCGCACCATCAATCAGCTGGTCGACGGGAAAGACTGGGTAGAAATCGACCTGCCGATCAACCGTATCATCGGAACACAGCTAACAGTTAACGACGATTTTCGCGAGGCGGCAGCTAAACGCCCAGGTGAGCTGCCGCTTATCGTTCGCGTTAACGGCACGAACTATCTGCGCGACGGGCACCACCGCGTCGCCGCAGCGCAAGCGTCAGGCGCCTACACCGTTAAAGTTCGTTTTGTTGACGCAGACCGGGGGTTTGCCGAGCCCGATGCCCGTCAGCGTGACATCGAGTTTATGGTGGCCAGCAGCGCTACACGGACAGAGCAGACGCTAGCGTCCCTCTACACCGAGATGCAGCACCAGCCGACCGACCCTGCTGTCGTCGCCACCTATCAGGCCCTCGTGGAGGAAGTGAGTGCCCAGTACGCTTTCGCCGTTGCCGCCAATGGTGGCGATCTACCTCCTTTCCCTGACGCACCGGTGTACCCGGCAGACCATCCGCTGGCCCCGGTCGCCGACCAGTTTTGGTCGCTCTACCAGTTCTTCGGCACGGGGCTGGAGGGCGCCACCGACCCGGAGAACATGTGGCAGGCCTATGCGCGCGTCTTCTCGGCGAGCGCCCGGCCGGCCTTCACCACCGAAACGCGCGGCCCGCAGGGCTGGTCAGCGGTCAACGGCGCGGAGGCCCCGCGCAAGATCGGCCTGATGCGTTCGCTGGCGTGGGAGTACAATCTTGACGTCGAGCAGGTCGAGCGTATGGCGGCAACGCCGGCGGTTTCTAATCAAGAGCGCTTCCGCAAGTACATGAGCAATCGCACCTTCGCCACCCGCGAAGAAGCTGAGCGCACGCTGCGCTACTACATCGACAAGTGGAACAAGCCCGACATCTTCAACAGCGATCCTGAGCAGCTGTCTTACGACATCATCGACGACCTCCTGGTGAAGAAGGGCAAAGGCTTCGCCATTTCCAACAAAGGCTTGAAGCCGAAGGCGGCGTTCGTCGCTTCGTCTAGCCCGATCGGCGAAGCGCCGGATGTGGCGTGGGGCGCGCTCGACACGCAGGACTACCGCAAGACCGCTAAGGAAGGCGAAGTCGTCGACAACCTCTATGTGTCGCTCTTGTCTATCCCGCAGGCAAAACTTGCCGGCGGCAAGAGAGACTACGACTGGTCGGATTTGGAGCGCGGCGGGGCTATCCCGCCCGTGACCCTGCGCCGGAACAAGAATGGTTCGGTCTCTATCATCGACGGGAACCACCGCATCGAGTTCTTCCGCGAGCGTGGTTTCGACAGCGTTCCGGCTTACGTGATCCGCGACGCCAGCACGCCTGTCGGTGTGAACTCCGACATTGAGCAGATGACGGGCACCGCCACCGTGCGCCAGCCCTATCTCGCCGAGCCGACGCGCCCGACGAAAGGCATCCCGACGCCATCACCCGATCCGGGCAATCAGGAGGATGTGCGCCTTTCCAGCATCAGCCGCGATTTCGTCAAGGTGCTCAGGCTGACCGCGCGCCACGGCCGGCTGGCTGCTCGCGACAGCAGCGTCATGGGCGAATACAACCGCCGCACCGCGGCGATCCGCCTGCGCACCTGGACCGATCTCAGCACCCTTGTGCACGAGGGCGGGCACGCCCTCAACGACAGCATGGCCGCGCCGCTGAACGCTTTCGTGCAGGCGAACCTGCTGGAGATCAAAACCATCGCCCGCACCTTCTACGCCGGCGACCTGAGCAAGGCGCCTGACGAGACGGTGCGCCGCGAGGGCTTCGCCGAGTTCTTCCGCGTCTACACGCTCAACCCACGCTTCGCGCGCAACCGCTGGCCGCAGCTGGTCGACGCGTTCGAGCAGACGCTCCGCGACAACGACCCGCAAATCCTCGACGGTCTCAGCTCGATCTCGGCGCAGTTCGACGCATGGCTGCAGCTGCCGTCGAAACAACTGATCCGCAACATGATCGTCGACGGCCGGCGCGAGAGCGGTATCCAAGCGGCGGTAAAGGAGCTGAAGGACCAGGGCTTCAAGACCTGGATGCACGAGCACGCCCGCCGCGCCACCAGCGCCATGCTCAACAAGTATGTCGCCGTCGCCGATCTGGAAGCGCAGCTGCTCAACCTCGGCGAGCAGAACCGCGGCGCGCCGATCGAGCTGCAGCGCTCCGAGAGCCCGACCGCCATTCTGCGCCTTGCGCGCAACTCCGGCAGCCGCGCGCAGGTGCAGATCACCGATGGCGTCATCGGCTACCGCTCGGTGCAGTCGATCAGCCGCGGCCTGCGCGAGGCGCTGATGACCGCCCTCGGCATCCCACCCGACACCACGCCCGGCTCGCTCGATGAGAACCTGATGAAGGACTTCGACGCCTACCTGGTGGCGCGTCGCGCCTGGGACGAGTTCCGTCGCTTCGACGCCGGCGAGATCGAGCGCCCACCGATCGGCGCCCAGAAGGGCGACGTCGTCCGCACCATCAAGGAATACGAGCAGAGCCAGCCGCAGTTCATCCCGGCCGCCCAGATCGTGCACGAGTACGGCATGGCGATGTGGCAGAAGCGCTACGACGCCGGGCTGATGGACAAGGACACCTACGAGGAAGGCCTGCAGCGCCAGTTCTACGCGCCGCTACAGCGCGACGTCAGCGACAAGCAGGGCACCGGCGCCGACAGTATCGGCTTCGGCTCGTCGGTGCTGACCAAGGGGCCGCGCTTCCGTGGCTCCGATCGCGACATCATCAGCCCGATGACGGTGCTGATGCAGATGACCTTCGCGCTCGAAAAGCAGATCGCCGAGA